GAAGAGACAATGCCCAGAGAATCTTTAATCAGAAACTGAAATGGAAAACCGGCGGGGCGCTGGGAGGCGAATAGCAAGGATGAACCCAAAGAAGATCACCAAGAAATTTCTGGGTCCTTCCCAGGCCACTCCCTCATACGGCGCCACTGGTCTCAACTTTCAATCATATGTCAACTTTTTTTCGGGTTGACCGTTGGCAGATTTGGGATTGCAAAACAATTGAATAAAGGGAATACAAAAGTTGAATAGTGAATGAAATCTATTGGGCATCCAAGCAGATGGTTTGGCTTTTTAATGTTAGCAGGGAAACGCTCCGAAAGTGGCGGGAGAAGGGACTTCCCTACAACTCAAAAAAGAAAAAATATCCATTGAGGGCTTGTCTCACATGGGTAAAAGAAAATATCTGGCATCATCAGGCCGAGGGCGGGGGAATCAACGAAGAGAAGCTACTGCGCGAACGAGCGAAAAGAAAGCAGGATGAATTCAAGGCGGATGCGATGGCGAAAAATTTGGTTCCGCGTGATCAAGCTGAAAAATGGTTAATGGGTCACGTCGATGAAGCTAAAAGCGCTTTGTGGGGATTGCCACGAAGAATGGGCCCAACACTCGCTCCGATATCGGACGAAAAAGAAATCGAGTTTGTTCTGAGAAAAGAGATTCGAGAGATTTTAGGGGAGTTATCCGCTCCCATTAAAAAGAAGAAATGAGACAATCGAACCTTGCTTATCAAATCCCCAACAATCAGAGACACTGGTGGGGAGCTCCGGAAGAGATCACGGTGCCCGAATGGGTGGAGAAGAATGTTCGGCTGCCCCGCTTCACATCCGCCGAGCCTGGCCCACTGCGGATCTCGCGGACTCCCTACACGCGAGGTCCCCTGCTTGCCCTGGGTTCACCCTTTATTGAACATATCGTTCTCGTTTGGGGACGCCAGCTCGGGAAATCTCAGGGTGTTCAATACCCTTTTCTGTGTTATGCCATCGTCCAGGATCCCGGACCTGCAATCTGTCTTCTTCCCACGATTGACAAAAGTAAATACACGTCCAAAAAAAGACTTCAACCCATGTTTAATGCCTGCGAGGCTGTGCGGGACGAGAAGACAGATAACCCGGATGATTTCTCTATCCTGGAGATGCAATTTAAGAGGATGATTCTTTCGATGGCCTGGGGCGGATCGGAGATGCAACTCACTACCCGGCCAGCAAGATATCTTTTGAGGGATGAAGTGGATGAACTGAAAAAGACAGTAGGCCAGAATGCAGTCGACCCCATGGAAGCGATCGAGCAAACAACTTCCAACTTTCCGAATCGAAAGATCGTAGATACGGGCACGCCGACCACAGGCCAGGGGAATATCTGGAAAGAATTAAAGACCTGTCAATATGTCTTCGAGCTTTGGGTCAAGTGTCCCCATTGTCATGTTCCGCAGATTCTTTATTGGGAAAACGTCCGATTCGGCGAGGATCATGATCCGATTGTCGTTGAAGAGAATGCTTATTACGAATGCGAGGCCTGTCATCAAATTATTTCCAATCTCGATAAGCTTCGGATCCTGGGAAATGATTGGCGCGCCCGGACTACGCCGGATCCATGCGATCAGATCATAAAAAATATCCGGGCCAGATTTGAGGAGACGATTTCCCTGGACGAAATCCTGGATGATCCAAAATATCGGAGAATTAAAAAAATCGGTTTTCATCTTCCAAAGTGGTATTCACCCTTTTCCGGTGGAACCTTCGGAATCATCGCCAAGGAATTTCTTGAAGCCAACAAGGCGCTCCAGGAGGGCGATGATTTCGCACCGATGCGGAATTGGAGAATTTATAACGCGGCCCGGCCCTGGGAGGAGATCGCAATTTCCGAAACCGAGATCGAGCTCATGGCAAACAAGATCGATCTTCCGCCATTCGTCTGTCCCCAGGGGACCATAGCGCTGACCACCGGAATCGATCCGGGACAGGGGGGATTTTGGTTCGCTGTCATTGCCTGGAGGCGAGACTATGGAGCCCATCTCGTTCAGTATGGCTGGCTTGCCGGAGATTATGATACATCCGGGATCGACGCGATTTTGAAAGAATGGACCTTTGTGGTTGATCAGGAGGAGCGGAGGCTTCATATTTGGCGAATCGGGATCGATACCGGGGGTGGGCAGTATTCGGCGGCGGACACGACGATGACTGAAGCCGCTTACACGTGGATTCGGAGGATGAGGAGTACAAGGCTCTTTGGAACAAAAGGTCTATCGGTCGAACGGATCCGGAGAATCAAGGAGAGCCGGATCGATAAGATGCCGGGCGATAAAGGGGCCATCATCCCCGGAGGGTTGATCCTGATTGAGATCAATTCCGACGCAATGAAAGATGTGATGTGGTTTCATTTGCACGTCGAGGAGGAAAAAGCCGGCCGTTTCACGTTCAATAATGGAACCGAGACCGATTATGTCAAACATCTCCTGGCCGAGGAGAAGCGACTCCAGAAAGATGGGACATGGGAATGGATTAGGATCCGGAAAGATAATCATCTTCTTGATTGTACGGTGATTGCTTTCGCCATGGCCGATTCAGAATTTCGCGGGGGGATCCGGGTAATCCGACCTTCAGGAAAAGCTGATCCGACCGATCCGAATAAACTCCCTCCCATCAACCCAACAACACAAAGACCCAGAGGAACCTGGGTAAAAGGATGGTGAAAAAATGAAATATTTAAAATGTGACCGATGCGGAGAATCAAATGAAAGAGATTAACGAATTAGGAGGCACAACAAAGACCGAACAGATCGAAAGAGAAAAAAAAGAGGGAAGCGAGGAAAAGCTGTTCTGCCGGCTCTGTGGGAAATTTCGCCCGGCGGGGGAATTTCAAGAGATTGTCCTGGCCAGGCTTCAGAATTTTGCGGTCAAGTATCATGGGTGTAAGGGGTGCACGTTGGTGATCGGGAATGCGAAGGTTTTGATCCAAGAGGCGGCCAAGCGATTCGCGGAAGAAATGGCGAAAGCACAGGCGGTGGGGAGCGGGATCGGAGTCCCGAAAGGAATTTTGGGGAAGAGCTGAGCTGATGGAAAAAAGGAGGGCAAAGGTGAGAACCCGTGAAATGCTGGATTCCTGGCTTTATGGCTGGAAGGACATTGCTTCTTACGTGCGATGCGATGAAAAAACACTCAGAAGATGGGAGAAAGATTTCGATTTTCCGATCATGCGCCCGGCGAATGGACGGCCCATGGCCCACCCCAAAAGAGTAGATGAATGGATCGAAAGTTTCAAGGAAATCCAAAAGCGTTGAAAATTCCCTCGAATGTCCCCAAATGTCCTCGAATGTCCCCAAATGTCCCCCCTTTTTGCCCTTTTTGCATTTGACAACCGGTTTAATATCCTGTATCCCGTAGTTTAACATACAAAATCCGGGTCTGCAGCCCGGTCCTGCAATTCGAAAAGCCTACCATGCGCATGGCATCGGTGGGCTTTTCTTTTTTTGAGAAAAGGAGACATGGCAAACTGAATATCCCAGCGACCCTCAGAGCAGGCGATACGATTGAATGGGATGAAAGTCTCCCCGATTATCCCGCCTCGGATGGTTGGACACTCGCCTTTGTTCTTACCCGATATGGTCAGTCTCTCATCACGATCATCGCAACCCCTTCCGGCGATGATTATGCCATTTCCATTCTGCCGGCCACGACAAGAGCCTGGATCCCAGGGATCTATTCCTGGCAGGCCTATGTGTATAAAGAGGCCGGAACGCCGGTGCTGATCACCGAGAAATATACACTCGAATCAGGTCAGGTTCAAATTCTTCCCGACATTGCCCAGGCGACATCGATAACGGATCTTCGTTCCCACGCGAAGAAAGTGCTCGATGCCATCGAGGCCCTCCTGGAGGGTAAGGCCACGGCGGATGTCATGAGTTATTCCATCGCCGGGCGCTCTCTTTCGAAAATGAATCCAGAGGAACTGATCAAATGGAGAAGTTTTTATAAAACAGAATACCAGCGTGAGCTCGAGGCCGAGGCGATTGCAAAAGGAGAAGACAATCCGCGACGCATCGGGGTGAGGTTCAAGAGACTCTAATGGAAAACGCAGCTTTTAATGATCTTATTCAAGCCCTTAAAAACGCCCCGTCGGCTCTCGGATCGGAATTGGTTCAGGAATATCGACGAAATCAGATCCGAAAGACCGAAATCCGGATGTATGGCGGCGCGAAACAATCCCGCTTAACCTCCGGATGGGGACAATCGACGACGAGCGCTGATTCCGAACTTTCGACGAGTTTGAGGATCTTGAGGCAGAGAAGCCGTTCCCTCATGCGCGATGCCCCATACGCGAAGCGGGCGAAAGTGATCGTGGTCAACAACGTCGTGGGCGCTGGTATTGGTATGCAAGGGCAGGTCAAAACGCTCAATAGCAAGCTCGATAAACGCGTCAATGATGACATCGAAGCCGCCTGGGAGGAATGGACGATCAATAGCCGATGTCATACCGGCGGAATCCTGCACTTCGCCGATATCGAGCGGATGGCAATGGGGCAAATATTTGAAACCGGAGAAATCTTTGTCCGGAAACATTATCGAAAATTTGGAGATTCTTCTATTCCATTCGGTCTTGAGATTATCGAGCCCGAACGGGTCATCGATGAATTTATGCCTTCGGCGCTTACTCCGGGCGCCACGGTCCGCTTCGGGGTCGAATCGGATGAATTTCGACGCCCGATCGCATACTGGATCCGGAAGCTTCACCCGGGCGAGATCCGTTACAGTGCTCAGGAAACAGATGGGATCGAGAGGATTCCAGCCGATCAGATTAGTCACTTAAAAATCACCGAACGATGGCCCCAGACCAGGGGAGAACCCTGGCTTCATGCGGTTATTCGAAAGCTCAATGACGTGGATGGATATTCGGAGGCAGAAATCATCGGCGCCCGGGCAGCCGCGTGTTATATGGCAACGATCGAGACGGAGCAAGATTTTGGCGATGCCACGCAAGAGGCCCCCAACACTCGTGAGATCACTCTTGAGCCGGGCATCGTCGAACGCTTGAATCCGCGCGAAAAGTTGAACTTTATCAATCCGAACCGCCCCAATTCGCAAATTGATCCCTTTATGAGGCTGATGCTCCGGGAAATCGCCGCTGGCACGGGCGTTTCGTATGAAAGTCTTTCTCGCGATTACTCGCAGAGCAATTATTCTTCGAGCCGCCTGGCGCTTCTGGACGATCGCGATCTCTGGCGCGTTCTTCAGCTCTGGTTTATCCGGAACTTTCGGATACCGCTTCACCGGGAATGGCTGCAGCAAGCGGTCCTGGCCCGCGCCCTTTCATCGATTTCGACTGAAAATTATGCCCTCGATGCGCCGAAATACAGCGCGGTGAGGTTTAAACCCCGTGGCTGGACATGGATTGACCCGGAAGGGGAGATTGCGGCGGCCAAGGATGCGATCAAGGCCGGCTTCACGACGAACACCGAAGTGGTTGCCCTCACCGGCGGAGGAAGAGATATCGAAGACATTCTTGATGAGCGCCGAAATGAATTGGATCTCATGAGGGAGAAAGGATTGATTTTCGACACGGACCCTCAGTCTCCGGATTTTAAGAAGGAAAAACAGCCGGTGGTCAAGGCGAGAGATGGATCGAAGGCGAAGATCATCAACTATCCGGCAAATGCGGCCATGAGAGGAGAATGAAATGGAAAAATGCCCGAAATGCGGCGCCGAATTGATCAACGGGAAATGTGGCTCATGCGAAGAAAAAACGCAAGAGATCGAGATGGTCCGAAAGATCAAAGTCGGAAAACAGTATCGTCTCTTCACGATTGAAAAACGGCAGATCGAAGAGAAAAAGCGGACCATTGATTTATCTTTTAGCTCCGAAGAACCAGTCGAGCGATGGTGGGGGATGGAAATTCTCGATCATCAATCAAAATCCGTGAATTTGCGCCGGCTCAAACGAGGAGGCGCTTTGTTGATAGACCATGACATGCGAAATCAGGTCGGGGTCATCGAGGAGGTATCGATCGACGAGGCTGACCGAAAGGGTCGCGCCAGCGTGCGGTTCGGGCGGAGTGCCAAGGCCGAGGAGATCTTCCAGGATGTGATCGACGGAATCCGGTCCAACGTGTCCGTGGGATATCAGATTGACGAAGTGGTGCTCGAAAAAGAAGAGAAAAACAAACCGAGCATTTATCGGGTGAGTCGATGGGAGCCTTATGAGATCTCCCTGGTCTCCGTTCCAGCCGACATCTCCGTCGGAGTTGGAAGAGAAGCCGAGGACGGCAAAGAGATCGAGATCAGGATCCCGGCGATCCCGAAAGAAAAAACTGAACAAAAAACCGAAGAGAGGGTTGAATTCCCTCACAAGGAGGAAAGAAAAATGGAAAAGTGTGCAAAATGTGGAAGCAACTTGGTGGACGGAAAGTGTGCCGCCTGTGAAGCCGTAGCGAGAGCAGCTGCCAATCCGCCCAATGCCGTAGAGATGGAAAGAAAAAGGAAGGATGCGATCGGAAAGCTTTGCATGGCAAACAAGATCCCCGAAAATATCCGCGATGCATGGGTGACCCAGGGCCTGACGCTCGACGAAGTCGCCGATCAGCTGATTCTCGTACTCGAGGAGAGGGGAAAGAACAACCCCCAGCCCTCAACGCAAATCGGCCTGACCCAGAGAGAGACCCGGCAGTTCAGTATGGTCCGTGCGATTCGGGCCTGCGTTGATAAGAATTGGGTCAACGCTCCCTTTGAGTTGGAATGCAGCAAGGAAGTGGCAAAGAAATTGAATAAGGTCGTCGATGACAACAGATTCTTCGTTCCCTTCGAGGTTCTGGAGCGGCCGGTCGATCTTCAGACGCTCTCCAGAATGCGGCCCGCAAGCATGGCGGTCCAAAGAGATCTTTCCGTCGCTTATGGC